TCAGAACGACGACGACGATCAATGATATTGATACCGTACATCGTCAGAGTTTGACGGCTGATCTGACCACTATCCAAAGTGGATTGAGCCTTTAACTCTTGTAAGAGTTTACCAAGTCTGGTGTCGAAGCCAGAGGCTTTGATAGTGTGCTTTAGACTGTTAGTCTGCTTCCAGATTGATGCTAAGGCTTTGCCTTCCTTAACGAGGATTGAGATTGTAGTACCTTCGGTAGTTACTGTTGCTGTTGGATTTGTCATTTGGCAGTTCCTTTATCTATCTTCTATAATTATATGAGAGAACCTATATCTCTCACAAGAAGTGAGATATAGTTCTATCATTAATTATGTAAGAAGATAGTATAAGTTTGTCAAGTCGGTTCTCATAGCGCGATCCTCTGCGCCTGCCGTTTCACGCGCCACTGCAGTAATTACAAGTAATTACGAAGTACCTGCGCTAAACTCGTATGAGGCTCAGATTGTGGTAGGACATCAATTGTGTTGCATCAAAGACACATCTTTAGATGTAAAGTGTCCAATGTTGGACGGTCAGTGAGCCATTGGCAGAGCGGCGCACGGCTCGTATGATCATACATCTGACCACCTTCAGTGGTGGGGTAGGGTATTTTGTGCATCGTCGCTGCAACACATCTCTGATGTGACAACTTAGCCCATCTTATCACCACAAGTGGTGGCAACTGATTGCATAACAGTTGTCGTAGACAAGTAACCTATTGAAACTATGTACATCTATGATGTAATGGTGGAATGAGGCACATCATTTGCCCTCACCGCAGGTCATGCAGTCGCATTATGGGCGCATATCACGCGCAGTGAGGCGGGGGTTGCAGGGGCCACGGGGGGTGGGTGCGTATATATGCATGTATATCTACACAGATCAGTAAAATGGGGTGTAAACCACTTTACATACATGGTGATTAACACACAAGCTGGTACTAAATGGGTGTCTAAACTGGCTATATATTACAGAATAAGTGTATCACGCTATGTTACAAGGTGTCACGTTATGTTACAGTATGCATTATAGGGATTGACATGCTATATTTAATGTGTAAAACTATATATAATAGAATTTGGGTTGGGTCACTTAAGTGATACACGTACAGTACATACTATAAGTACTACATTTACTATATTATAATTACATATAAGTATATATCATATAAGTATACACGTACAGTGTAGGTATTTGTATAGATATATACGTGTTAAGTCGCGTAAGCGAGAAGTTTTTTGTATATTAGGGTTGACAATGCAAAGAAAATCAGTAAAACTATACACTGATGATGTTCTTACAAAGTTTTATGAACATCTTATGAACAATAATCTAGAAAATTTACATATACCGCATAGTGATGTATTCTATGTACGAGAAGCTGTACAGAATTATTACGGTAAGCCGTTTACATTAGAGCATGTAGAGTGGGCTATGCGTGAAGAAGGATGGAGAGATGGCTAAAGACCCTAGACTAGAACGTGCAGGTGTATCAGGCTTCAACAAACCTAAGCGTACACCTAGTCATCCTAAGAAGTCACACATAGTTGTAGCTAAAGAAGGTGATACTATTAAAACTATTCGCTTTGGTGAGCAAGGCGCGAAGACTGCGGGTAAGCCCAAAGCAGAAGAATCAGAAAAAATGAAAAAGAAACGTGCAAGTTTTAAAGCTCGTCATCAGAAAAACATTAAGCGTGGTAAGTTAAGTGCAGCTTACTGGGCAGATAAAGTTAAATGGTAAGGAACTAAAAAATGTCAAAACTAAGTAGGGCAGCTAAAGCTTTGGGTGTTAAAGGAAGACCTCGTAGGACAACTAACCCAGACGCATTCACTACAGAAAAAACAATTGCTAGGACTAAATCTCCTACATCATACACAGCTATGACAGAAGGTAAAAGTCTTGCACAGCTAAGTATTGCTATCCGTAAACTGGAAGCTAAAGACTCCTTGAGTGCTGATGAAAAAGGTATGTTATCTGCGTTAATGAAGGCAAAAAAGAATATTGAAAAAAAGCAGGCTTCTGAAGTACCACCATCTGCCGTGCGGCCTAAAGGTAAACGAGCACCTTCTAAGCCTGATATGAGCATGGCTATGAACAAAGGTGGTTACGCTAACTGTGGTGCTTCTGTAGCAGGAACACAAGGTAAGAAGTAATGTGGCTGGCTGTAGTCCTTGTGTGTGCTAATCAAGCTGCTTCCTCTTGTCAGGTAATAGCTAATAGTAAAAAATTACACATGACTGAAGCTGTTTGTTCAAAAGATGCAGGTAAGATGGCTGTGTACTTAATCAACAAAGGTGCTATAGCTGTGCCTTCTTGTGTACCCGTAGGAAGTAATACATAATGGTAGCTCTAACGTATACTACAAATTCTGAAAGCATTAGTGTTACTTCCACTACTACGGGAGGTACAGCCACAACACCTAATGGCGATACTCTATATACGTGTCCTGCTAACCATGACTCAACTCTAGAGTATTTAGGCATAGCTAATGGGGGTAATTCTACAGCTAAGATAACTGTAGAGTTTTTCCATAAGGATACAGAAGAATATCATAAGCTAACATCTGCACACAGTATAGCAGGCAATGATACCTACCACATGCTAAATGCTGATAGGTTTCATCTACACGCAGGTGATAAGATAATATGCAGCAAAGACGCTGGCACACTAGATGCTACAATTTCTTGTAAGGAATACTTTAACCCTACACGTTAATTGCATAACGGGGTTGCACTATTGTCTGTAGTGTGGTATAACTAAACATGATATAACTATCTCTATAGGGTAAGTAATGCTTATCTAAACATAAAAGGAGATAGAATATGTTTAAACGTTTTTTTAAAAATCTACAGACCAATCAACAACGCAGAGCCGACTATTGGCTTCTAACCCATATGTCAGACAAAGAGTTAAAAGATATAGGTATTACTCGTGGCGAAATCAAAACCAAAATCCAAGGTTAATGAGGCAGGAAATTATACTAAGCCTGCTTTGCGCAAACGTTTGTTTGAGCGGATTAAACGGGGAACCAAAGGCGGGAAGGCGAATGAGTGGTCTGCGCGTAAGGCACAGCTTCTCGCAGCCGAATACAAAAAAGCAGGCGGGGGCTATAAATAATGGCCTTCGCTAAATCACAAAAGTCTTTAAACAAATGGACTAAGCAAGATTGGCGAACTAAAAGTGGAAAGCCTAGTGCTAAAACTGGTGAGCGTTATTTACCTGCTAAGGCTATTGAGTCTCTTAGCAGCAATGAGTATGCCGCTACAACCAGAGCTAAACGAAAAGGCACGAAGGCAGGTAAGCAGCATGTGGCTCAACCTAAAGGCATTGCAAAGAAAACCGCTAGATACAGAAGGGGATAATGATGGCACATACTATTATTGATGACTATAAATTATTTCCACGTATTATGATGTTAGTTGTAACTGTACTAACGTACCAATCTGTACATTGGTATATGGCATTGCCTGATCCTACTAATGGACAAGCGGGGCTGGTGTCAGTTTGTATGGGAGCACTCACTGGTTGTTTTGGTATTTGGATGAATAAAGAAGCTAAGACAGATAGAAGTACTCCACCAGCACCTAAAGAAGTATATGTAGATAAGGATTCCAGATGATACAAGCTCTTATTGGACCTATCGCTAATTTAGCAGGAACATGGTTAAATGGTAAAGTTGAAACTAAAGCTGCCGAAACTAAAGCTAAGGTTGCCAAATCTGAAGCTGAAGCAAAGATTATGGTCAGTCGTGCAACGAGTGAAGCAGATTGGGAAAAGATTATGGCTCAAGGTAGCCAAGCTTCTTGGAAGGACGAGTGGCTAACTATTTTATTTTCGATTCCTTTAATTCTAGTATTCACTGGAGAGTGGGGGAGGCAGGTTGTGCAAAATGGATTTGTCGCATTAGATACTATGCCGCAATGGTATAGTTATACATTAGGAGTAATCGTGGCTGCGTCCTTTGGTGTACGTTCAGCCACTAAGTTTTTTGGGGGAAAGAAATAAAATGCCATTACCATTAATCGCAGCAGGAGCGGCAGTAGTCGCAAGGTACATTGCAAAATATGGCTTACGGGCTGCGGCAAAGAAGTATACTAAGAAAGCCATTTCTGAAGGAAAGAAACACGCTCAGGATATGGTTACTAAACCTAACGCAGGCCAAATTCAAGTTAATGCCGCTACGAAAGGGCAACGTGCTTATCGCGCTGGTACTCGCGCTGCCGCTGGAGTAGGTGCTGTGGGGGGTGGTATTGCAGGTGTAGCAGCCATGCGTAAAAAACTTAAAGCTGAGACAGACGCTAAAAAACGTGCGCAGATGCAAGTTGCAATTGAAAAGACTATAGCTAAAGTTGAACTAGAAAAACAAAAATCAAAGCCAACTACACAGGCTCCTAAAAAATCACCTCGTCCTAAAGTGCGTCCTAAACCAGTTCGCCCTAAAGCGAGGCCTGTAAAATGAGTTTTAAATTATCAAATCGTAGCCTTGGAAAAATGGAAGGCGTAGACGATACCTTAGTATCTGTAGTTAAACGTGCTATTGAATTAACTAAAGTAGACTTTGGTGTTATCTACGGCCTCCGTACTGTAGACGAACAAAAGAAACTTGTGGCTGCAGGTAAATCTCAGACTATGAAATCAAAACATCTTGAAGGTCGTGCAGTAGATCTCATGGCTTATGTAGATGGTAAGGGTTGTTGGGAACTGAATGTTTATGACGATCTCTGTGACGCAATGAAAGAGGCAGCTAAGGAACTTGGTGTAGCAATCAAGTGGGGTGCAGCTTGGTCAGAGGGTGACATCCGTACATACGAAGGTACAGCGGAAGATGCAATGATGGCATACGTAGATTTGCGTAGGTCACAAGGCCGTAGACCTTTTATTGACGGTCCTCACTTTGAGTTGATGTAAGGAATAATTATGGCTCGTGAATTAACAGAACGCCAACAAAAGTTTTTAGATGTACTTATGGATGAAGCAGGTGGAGATATTACCACCGCTAAAAAGCTTGCTGGATATTCACCTAACACAACTAATACAGAAATAACTAATAGTCTTAAAGAAGAAATACTAAACGTGACACATAGTTACTTAGCACGTAACGTACCTAAAGCTGCTATGGCTATGGTAAGTGCTTTGTATGATCCTACTGAATTAGGTATTCGTGATAAGATGGCTGCAGCAAAAGAACTGTTAGATCGTACTGGTCTTGTTAAAACAGAGAAGATGCAGGTAGAAGCTAAGGGCGGTGTAATGCTTATGCCAGCTAAACAAGCACAGGAAGAAGATGACTAAACCATTAGGACAATGGAAACTACCACAACCAACAGACCTACAAGAAGAAAATGAATGGGTTCCAATTCCACGTGTAGCAAGAACTGTACCCTTTGGGTATAAAATAGATCCAAAAGATAACGGAATACTCTTGCCAATTCAATTAGAACTTGATATGCTTATGGAAGCCAAGAAGTACATAAAACAGTACTCCTATCGTGAAGTAGCCAATTGGCTTACGCGAAACACGGGCAGATCTATTTCCCACGTAGGACTAAAGAAACGGTTGGATAATGAACGAAGAAGAAAAAACAAAGCTGGAAGCCTACGCAGATGGGCAGACTATGCGAAAAAGGCAATCGCCAAAGCGGAAGAAATCGAAAACAGCCGTATCGGAGCAACCTCCCAAAACAAAGTCTCGCAAGAAAACAGCGCAGCCTAAACCTGCAAATATAGTAGGTGACTTAGCTCCAGTAGAAGAGCAGCATAATATTATATTTAAACCTAATGATGGGCCTCAGACAGAGTTTCTAGCAGCAGGAGAGCGTGAGGTCTTATATGGTGGCTCTGCAGGGGGCGGTAAGAGTTACGCTATGTTGGCAGACCCATTACGCTTTATGGGACACCCAGCCTTCTCAGGATTGCTCCTACGGCATACTACAGAAGAACTAAGAGAGCTTGTGTTTAAATCACAAGAAATGTATCCTAAGATCTGGCCTGGAATTAAGTGGTCAGAACGAAAGATGCAATGGACTGCACCATCTGGTGCTAGACTGTGGATGTCTTACCTAGATAGAGAAGATGACGTATTACGCTATCAAGGTTTAGCATTTAGTTGGATTGGCTTCGACGAACTTACTCAATGGCCTACTCCTTTTGCATGGAACTATATGCGAAGTCGCTTGAGATCTACAGCAAAAGATCTTCCAGTATACATGAGAGCAACTACTAACCCAGGAGGTAGAGGTCATCATTGGGTTAAGAAAATGTTTATTGACCCTTCATCAACAGGAAAAAGTTTTGATGCTACTGATATTGAAACTGGAGAAGTTTTACGGTATCCTGCAGGACATGCCAAGGCAGGTACATCACTATTCAAACGTAGGTTTATACCTGCACGGCTTTCAGACAATCCTTACCTAGCGGAGCAAGGTGACTACGAGGCAATGTTGCTGTCACTTCCTGAGCAACAGCGTAGACAGTTACTAGACGGTGATTGGGATATTAAAGAAGGCGCAGCCTTTACTGAGTTTGATAGAAGTATTCATGTAGTAGAACCGTTTGATATTCCGCATAACTGGATTAAGTTTAGGGCATGTGACTACGGATACGGAAGTAAGTCAGGAGTTATCTGGTTTGCGGTTACGCCTAGTGAGCAGTTAGTTGTCTACAGGGAACTTTATGTAGGTAAGGTTCTTGCTGCGGATTTAGCAGACATGATATTGGAAGCAGAAATTTCCGATGGAAATATTAAGTATGGAGTTCTTGACTCCTCTTTGTGGCACAAACGTGGTGATACTGGTCCTAGTCTTGCTGAACAAATGATTATGCGAGGATGTAGGTTCAGGCCATCTGATAGATCTAAGGGATCTAGAGTATCAGGTAAAAATGAAATACATAGGCGACTACAGGTAGACGAGTTTACAAATGAACCTAGACTAGTATTTTTTAATAACTGTCTTAACACAATATCTCAGTTACCTGCACTGCCAATAGATAAGAAAAATCCTGAAGATATTGATACTACATCAGAAGACCACTTGTATGATGCTTTAAGGTATGGTATTATGTCTAGACCACGATTTAACATATTTGACTTCGGGGATTCATCTACACTAAATAAATCTAGTATGCAAGTAGCAGATAGTGTATTTGGCTATTAAGGAAAAATAAATGGCTCAAGATAATGAAATTTTTATAGAAGATGACTCTGTTGCTTTAGAGGACATCGAAGATACTGAAAGTACGTCAGAAGATAGTTCTGTGTCTAGTATTATTCCTTATGTTATGGATCGCTATAAACGATCTGAAGATTTTAGAAATCAAGATGAAGAAAGATGGTTGCGTTCTTATCGTAATTATCGTGGACAATATGGAAGTGACGTACAGTTTACTGAAGCAGAAAAGTCACGAGTGTTTATTAAAGTAACTAAGACTAAAACATTAGCAGCATATGGTCAGATTGTAGATGTACTATTTGCAAATAATAAATTCCCACTTAGTGTAGACCCCACAGAATTGCCTGATGGGGTTGTTTCTAATGTAAGTTTTGATCCTAAAGAACCCGAACAGTTAAAGTCTAAAGGTTCT